AATGGCAATGTCGGTATCGGAACTACCGCACCCTCAAGACTATTACACGTTAAAAAATCGGCCTCCGGAGAAATAGCCATATTTACAGATGGGAGCGATGGAATTTTAATTCAAACAGCGGTTGGGGTGGGTTCTGTTATCGGTTATGATGGAAGTGGATACAATGAGTTAGAAATAAGGTCCACAACAGGCAAAGGAAGCGGAATATATTTAAAAACAGATGGTAATATAGGTATTGGAACGACCACGCCGACAACTAAATTACAGGTAACTGGATTACCCGAATATAACGATAATACAAACGCCGCCGCGAGTGGATTAACGGCGGGAGCATTTTACAGGACTGGAGACACTTTAAAAGTAGTACATTGACAACACTGACAATATATAGACCACCGGACACCGAAGTTGTTACAATAAACATCGATGAAAAGACGGTATTCAGTAATTTATTTTGTATCTTTATATTATGAAAATCAGTGGAATATATCAAATTCAAAGTAAAATTAAACCTGAAAGGATTTATATTGGGAGTGCTATGAATATACGTCATAGGTGGGAATGTCATTTAAGCGACCTTAGATTAAATAAACATCATTCTCCCCAATTACAACGTCATTTCAATAAGTACGGAGAATTTGATCTTACTTTTACTATCATAGAACCATGTTTGCCTCAATTCTTAACGATTAGGGAAAATACATATTTTAATCCGCTGCCATATTTTAATTGCGCTCCTATAGCTGGCAGTTCATTAGGAATAAAGCGTTCAGATGAATATAAACAAAAAATTAGACTAGCCAATTTAGGTAAAAAACAAAGTGAGGAAACAAAAGAAAAGAAAAGAATATTACAAACAGGAGTGAAGCAGTCTCAGTCGGTTATTGATAAAAAGAAAAAAGCGATGCTTGGACATGTCGTTTCTGAATCAACGAGGAGTAAAATATCTGAATCACTTAAGGGGTCTATCCCGTGGAATAAGGGAATTCCTAGTGATGACAAGACTAGAGATATGTTGCGCAATCTTCGTATTGGTAAGACCCACAGTGAAGAAACAAAGCAAAAAATGTCATTATCACATAAAGGGCAGGGACTTGGATTACATCTTTCGCAGGAACATAAAAAAAAGTTATCCGAGGCACATAAAGGTAAGCCGTCGCCCCTAAAAGGGCAAAGTCTTTCAGAGAGTACAAGGAAAAAAATGTCAGAAGCACTAAAAGGCAGGGTTGTGTGGAATAAAGGATTAAAACTTAATAAAAAACAGCATGACTAGCATCGATATATATAGACCTGGGTCGCCACCAACTTTACAGGCAACTGTAAATATAGATGAGCGCACTCTATTCAGCAAAAAACTCATGGGTGATCATGTGATTGTTGGTGAATTTATTTCATCAACTATTCTCGATATTGCCATTGGTGATTATTTGACGTATGATTCAGAGTCGTATTTTGTGAATAGACTCCCTTCGATTGAGAAGATTAATAACAGTACATATAAATATTCTGTTAGATTTGAGGGAATTATATATAACCTAAATAGGAAGTTGTTAATATCTGGTGATTCACTTTGTGATTTTTCATACAATGGATCGGCATCTGATTTTATTGATTTAATAATTTCAAATATTAATGAAATAGATGGAACCCCAGTTTGGTCTGCTGGTACCGTGGACAGTTCGGAGGATATTACCTTACAGTTCTCGAATGAAACGTGCCGCGCCGCTTTGACGCGGGTAGCTGAGGCGTTTAAGATGGAGTTTTCTTTGTCGGGAAAAGAGATAAGCCTTTTAAATTCCGTAGGTAGCGATACGGCTTATAGTTTCCAATACGGTAAAGATTTAGGACTTTACAAGCTCACCCGTCAACAGGTTTCGGATCAAAACATACTAACAAAAGTTTACGGTTTCGGGGCGACAAAGAACATACCTTATGAATACAGGGATGGAGCGAAAAGGCTGACTTTCGCCGCTTCGGGAACAGCCGCTTCGGGTTATCTTGTTTCCGCCGCTTCGGGACTGTACGGAATAATTGAAGGCCAATTTACCGATGATAATATTTTCCCTAACCGTACGGGAACGATTACGAGCGTAAGCTACACGGCTGCCAGCGGGTGGGGTAACTCCGATTATATCGTAGATTCTGCTATGGATTTCGATGTTAACGACTATCTTATCGAAGGGCAAACGGCTACAATGGTTTTCAAGTCGGGAGACAATTCGGGCGTAGAATGCGAGATATGGAAATATGTCGACGCTACGAAAAGATTTTATATAACGCCCTTTAAAGAGGCCGACGGATATACACAACCAAACACTTTAAATTATCCCGCTTCAGGCGATACTTATACGCTCATCAATATGTCCATGCCGCAGACGTACATAGATACGGCGGAAACAGCGTTACAAGCGGCCACACAGGATTATCTTGACGAGAACGACGCGCCGATGGTAGTTTATTCCGTGGACATAGACCCTAAATACGCTTCGAGCGTAGGACTTAGTCTGGATGTCGGCGATAAAGTTACGGTAGTGGACACGGATCTGGGGATTGATGCTTTGATAAGAGTTTCGGGTATTGAGTTTCCTTTGGTCAATCCCTATCAGATAAAAGCCACGATAGCTGACTTTGTGCCTTATACGTTACAAGAAAGAATTGTTAAAGCGACAATATCCACAATAAAAGAAACAGTATTCGTAGATCGTCGCAGGGAAGAACAAGCACGAAGAAATACCGTTAATCTCAATACAACCAAAGATTTGATTTTCGATACCGACGGGTATTTTGATACGGGAAACATTAAACCGTTAAGTATCGAAACGGCCTATATGGCGGTAGGAACAAAGTCGAGAGACTTTTGGCTCAGCGGTGTCACTATAAAAGCCAACTACGAAGGTGACGCCAACGCCCTTTATGCCAGTGCCGGATCATTGGTACACCTACAAATAGAAATCGCGGGATTGGGTTATACTTGGGTTATCGGTACTCCTTTAGATCAAGATTCGCTGACACCCGCCACGCCTTATTATCTTTACGCTAAATGCAGTAATGCCGCGTTAACGGGCGAATGGGTACTTTCGTCGAGCCAAATAACAGTTGAACAAGTTACCGGATATTACCATTTTCTTGTCGGTATGCTTTTCGCCGTTAACGATGGATACAGGGATTTTGATTTCTCCTACGGTATGACTTATATAAACGGAAACACCATAACGACCGGAAAGATACAATCCATTGACACTAATAACTTTTTTGACCTTACTGACGGTAAATTCCGCATAGGAGCCGCTTCGGGAACATATATAGATTATAACTCCGAGGCTTCCGGTGTTTTGACCGTCAAGGGGGCGGCTATGATAGACACGGTGGTCTCTAATATGATAATGTCGGAATACGCCACGATAGCCAATTTGGGAGTCCAGTATTTTGCCGGCGTTCCAGTGGACGTGGGAGATTTGGCGGGTTCTGGGGTGACTTTACAAAGCGCGGGCTTATTGACTCCTCAGATAGATAGGGTTACTTTGACGGGAACGGACGGAACCGCGGAAATAACTTGCGACGCTATCACAAAAGTAGCTACGTACTTTAATTCTTTAACAGAAACGGTAGAGGGATTCGTGGATTTATGGTACGACGATTATTATAGGGGGGGAATAAATTCGGGAGTTACGATAAGTGCATCGGGTGAGAGTGTGGTATTTACGGGAAACGGAGATAATTTGCCATTCATAGGGGCGACATCGATAACCAATATACCCAATCCTATCAGAGGAGCTATAAACATAGAGGGTAATGAGATATGGGAAAATGAAGAGAATGACGACTTTACCGGCAAGGTAAATATAAACAAAAGGGGATATCAGGGCGGGGTAACAAAATATAGAACCTTTAATGTATTTGACGGTAAAAATAATTTACTGGCCGTTTTCGAGGGAGGTGATGGTGGTGGTTATGTAGATTTATTTGGGGCTGAATTTAATTCTTACGCCGATACGGTTTATATGAACGCCGCGTCGGGATTTAGGATCAACAATCTTGCTTCGGGGGTTGCGGGACTTACGACGGGTATGATTTATAGAGATGGCACAACAATAAAGATAGTTCCATAAAATAATTATACGTTATTGGTAAATATGTTTTAACTTTACAAAATAAAACAATGAGAGTAAACAGTATAAATATAGGGTTTAGGCGGCGAGGGGGAAATAAGATTAAAACTTTTTCCGATGCTACCCTCACGGCTGTACCGGCGTCAAATACGTCGATAACCCTTACATGGGAGTACCCATCAACCGCGGACTTCACATATCCAAACGCAAAAGCCAAATTATTTTACCGGCTTACCGGATCGACCCCGTGGACACTATTGACATTCATCACCGACGGGGAGACGGTCACATACTTGCACGAAGGATTGACACAAGGGGTCAGTTACGACTATCAGGTACGTTTTGTTTCGGGGAATGTTATTTCGAGCGTGGGGACGGTGGCGACAAGCGAAGAATATTGGACAAATAATCCACCGTCTAATTTAGTAGTTACATGGGTCGATGATTACGCCGCTTTAACATGGGATATAAGCGACGCAAAAGGAGCTTATGAGATATGGGAAAATAAAGATGATGAAGGTTATGTTTTGGTAGATACTACCGAGGCGGGAGCGACATCGTACGCGAATTATACATTTCAAAACGCTGCAATGGATTTTAAAATACGGGGCGTAAGAAGTGGGGATGATGGATATTTAAGCGAAGTATCATTAA